AGGCCGTAGAAGCGGAGGAAGTCGGCCTCCAGTGCGTCGGGGTGCTCCCCCAGCGCAGCTAGGAGGCCCCGTCTTCCCCCTCGTCGACACCCTGCTCGGCCTTCAGCGCATCGTCACGCTGGGCAGCGAGGGCGGCCATGTAGGCGTGCAGGCGGCCGGCGGTGCCACCGAGGGCGGCGAACCCGTCGTAGTCGTCGATCATCGTGCGAGCGAGGCGCACGAGGGCGTCAGGGCCGACCTCGTCGGCGTCCTTGCCCATCAGCTCGAAGAACGTCGTCGAGTCCTCGTCGGACATCAGATCGGGCGGGATGATGTAGAAGGTCCGGCCCTGCACCTCGAACGGGATCTTCTCGGATTCCTGTTCGGCGACGAACTCGTCGTAGGACAGGGGTGGGCGCGGGTCAGCCATGGTGAGCGGGCCTTTCGTCTGGAGCGGGCTGGTGAACGACCAGCCCGGGGCGCCCGCTCAAGGAACCCCGGGCGGGTCGACTCAGGAGACGACCGCGGCGGGGTCGGTGGTGATCTCCGTGTAGAGCAGCCCGGCCGAGGACGGGTAGACGTTGATGGTCAGCTCGAACATCACCATGTCCTAGTCGCCAGCCTTGATCTCCGCGACCTCGACGACCTCGCCTCGGGCGATGTGCAGGCGGCGCTTGTAGGAGCCGTCCATCTGGGACAGCACGAACGCCTTCTCGAGCGGTTCGGGGACGTAGATCGCACGGGTCGTGAGCCCGGTCGTGGTCGACTGGGTGGAGCCGGGGTTGATGAGCGGGAACGCGTTCTCGTTGGACTCGAGCGTGGTCACCTTGAACGACCGCTTGTGCTTCGATCGGGTCGTGCGGATGAGCACGCCACCGGTGGCGTAGTGGTCCTTGGTGTCCTGCTCGCGCTGCTCGGTGAAGCCGTCTTCGGTGACGAACCCGAGATCCTTGAACGCGACGTTCAGGGCGGTGGTGGTGTCGGTGGGTGCGGTGGTTCCGATGGCGCCTGCGTAGACGGTGGAGTCGACCCAGATGCGCGGGTTTGCGGTGGTGCCCATGGTCAGGCTCCTTCGGTGTTGTGGGAGGCTGAGCGGGGCTTGGTGTCAGGCAGGCGGGCGAACCCGTCGGCGAGAAGGCGGGCGGCCACGTCGTCGGGGGCTTCGACGGTGGCGTCGAGCTTCGACTTCAGTTCGGTGGCAGCGAGGGGGTGGGCGATCGTGATCTTCACGGGTGCTCCTAGGAGGGGGGTGCGCCACGGAGGGCGATGGTGAACGTCTGCGACACACGCGGTGTGTCCGACAAGGGGTCGGGAAGATCGGCGGGGCCGGACACCTCTTCGACCCGGCCGACCGGGACGCTCTCGACGACGGTGGAGGTCGCGGCGCCGATGAGCCCGCGGTTGATCTGGGCGAGGTCCATGGCCGCTTCGGACGTCGGCGCCCACGACTCGACGGTGATCTGCGCCCGCTCGTGGACCTTGCCGGTACGGGCACCACCGGTGCGGCGCACGGTCGTGAACTGGGTGGGCCGGTTGTTCGGGACCGCGTCGAACGCGTCGGCGTCGATGGCCTGGTCGACGTAGCCAGCATTGAGCAGGGTCACGGTGACGAGCACCGCATCGGGGAACAGGACGAGCGGGTACTGGCTCACCGGCCGGCGTCCAGCGCAGAGGTGAGGGTGCGGCGCACCGCTTCCCCGTGCATCGCCGCTGGGGTTGCGGTGCGGATCGATGCGCGGGCACGGGTGCGGCCCTTGGACACCTCGGCTTCCATGCCAGCACCGGCCCGGGCGGCGATCGCTTCGGCGCGGCGGCGCAGGTCGGCTTCGACCTCGTCGGAGGTGAGTAGGTCTCGCACGCCCTTGCGGTTGAGGACGATCTTCACGTCGCGCATCAGCCCTCCACCTTCCGCACCTGGGCTTCGATGCCGTCGAGACCGGAACCGAACGGGTCAGCCCAGATGGACGGTTCGCCGTCGAGCTCGTAGGTGGCGCCGCGGATCACGACCCGGTCGGTGGAGCCGAGGATCGTCCCGGCCGGGAGGTAGAGGCGTGCGCCGACGAGGACAGCGGTGCGGCCGTCGTTGTCCTCGGAGGTGGACTGGGGGGCGAACAGGCAGCCGTCGACGTCGGTTTCGGTGGCGTTGCCCCAGTCGGGGTCGACGATGTACCGGCCGTACCGGTTCTCGATGAACGCTGCGGTGAGAACGGTGACGGTCTCGCCGGGGATGCCGAGCATCAGCCCGGTTGGACCTGGATCGAGGCGAACCCGCGGACGGTGCACAGGTTGTCGAGCACCGCCTGGGTGGACGGGTTGAGCGCCATGGCCGGGGACTGTGCTTCGGCGGCGTCACCGGACCGGGAGAACGGGCCGACGGTGATCTGCGTCGTGGGTGCTTGTGCACCGTTGGTGGCAGCGGAGTAGGTCATGGCGACCACCGCGGCGATGATCTGGCCGGGTACCGGGTCCCAGCCGTGTTCGACGCCGGTCAGGTCGAGCTCGTGGCAGGACCAGTACGAGTCGCGGCCGTCGACCCTGCGGATCAGCTTCGCCGGGCGCCCATCGCCGCCAGACTCAAACCGGTAGTCCGTGCCGGCAGTGAGTAGTACCCCGTCGACGGTGACCGTGGCGATCGCGGTGACGGGGCGCTGCGGGAGGTAGCCGATGCCCTCGTACGGTCGGACAGTGAGGGTGGCGGTGGTGGTGGCCTCGATGGTCTGGCCGTGTGCCCCGGCGAGCACCGCGGATGAGGCGAGGTCGAGCAGGCGCGAGATCCGCGTCGTCTCGTCCCCGTCCGGCACGGTGGTGCCGGTGATCGCCTCGTAGTCCGCGATGGTCGCCAGGGCCATGGTGGATCAGCCTCAGACGTTCAGGCCGGTGACGAGCCCGTGGTGGCTCTCGGCGCCGTAGGCGAGGCCCACCTCGCCGTAGAGCTGCACGTCGTCGCTGGCGCCGGTCTTGGCGAGCGGCTCAGCGAAGAAGTGACCCTTGCCGGGCACCTCGAGGAACACCGGGGCGCACTCGCCGAGGGTGACCACGGCGATCGCGTCCTGCGGCATGAACCGGTCCAGCATCACGTTGACCGTGCCGAAGTCGGTCACGATCGAGTCGACGGCGACGCCGGCGACGGTGCGGCTGGTCTCGGTGAACTTGCCGTAGGCGTCGGCGTAGGCCTTCGACACGGCACGCTTCTGCGACGAGTTGACCACCAGCGTGGCCTGGGACTGGTCGGAGATGCCGCCGTTGTCCCAGGTGAGCTGGAGGATGTCGTCGACGTGGGACGTGGCGAGCGTGGTCGTCCACGGCACGCGGTAGGCGACCGTGGCGGTGCCGATCGTGATGGCCGAGCCGCCGGAGGTGGCGGCCACCTTGAAGGCGTTGGTCGACTTCGACACGACGTAGTAGATCCGGCCGACGTAGATCGTGGTCGAAGCACCGACGTCGGTGAAGATGATCTGGTCGCCGTTGGACAGGCCCGTGGAGGTCTCCGTCACGGTGTCGGTCGCAGCCGACAGGCCCGTGATGGTGGAGGTCGCCTTGGCCTGGAGGTTGGTCGTGATTGCCGCCAGGAGACCGCGGGTCTTGCGAGCCGTGGAGTTGTCGGACGGCTTCTGGTACGAGCCGAGCAGGAAGCTGTACTCGATGTCGCGGGCCATCGCGATGAGCTCCTGCTTGACCTGCCAGTCCAGCTCGTCGGTGACCGGGTTCATCAGGTCGTTGTTGGTGCCGGCCTTGAGGCCGACGGCGGCGAGCTTCGAGTAGGAGGCTGCGACCTTCGACTGCTGGACCTGCACGACGTTGGTGACGTTGCCGCGCACTCGGCCGGTGGCCGTGGGTGCGGTGGCGCCTTCCAAGGCGACGTTCTGGCCGGCGGCGCGAAGGTCGCTGGTCTGCCACTCGAACTCGGTCGAGGTGGCCTGCTTGCCGCCGCTCAGCCCGCCGATGGCGGAGAAGAACGGGGTCTCACCGCGGCTGACCGAGATCAGTTCGCCGGTGTAGTTGGGGAGGTTGTAGGTGGTTCCGAGGGCGGAGATTCCGGCCATGGTTGGTGCTCCTTGTGGAGAGGTGGTGGCCTCCGGGTCTCAGGGTGAGACGGGGAGGTGTCAGCCGGTCGCGAGTGCGGCCAGCTTCCGGTTGTTGAGCGCGATGGCCAGGTCGGTGTTGCCGGCCTTGCGGGCGGCGGCGATCTGCTCATCGAGCGTCGGATCGGTGGGCGTGGCGCCCTGGGGGCCACCGTCAGCGGAGCCAGGCGTCGGGGCCGGGGTCGCCTTGTGGCGGGCGGCGAGCTCGGCGACCTTGACGGGGTCGACCTTGCCGTCCGTGTCGAGCACGCTCGACAGGTTCAGGTCCCCGACCTTGTCGGCGGGGACGCCTGCTGCTTCGAGCTTGGCGGCGGCCAGCTCGAGTCCGAAGCCTTCGGTGGCCGCCTTGCGGCCGCGGTCCTCGGCTTCCTTGATCGCCTTCTCCGTGTCGGAGAGGTTGGCGTTCTTGATCTTCTCTAGCTCGGTGCTGGCGGTGGTGGCGCGGCCCTCGTGCTTGCGGGCCTTGTCCTTCCAGTACGCCGCTTGTTCCTCGGGCTTCATGTCGGCCACGGGGGTGTCGGCGGGGAACCCGGGCTCGGCCGGGGCGGGAGGTGTGGCGGGTGCCGGGGGCGTGGCCGGCGGGTCAGCGGGCGGCGGGGTGGCCGGTTCTGCCGGGGGTGTCGCCGGGTCCGGCGGGTCGCCATCAGCGCCGCCACGGACCACGACGAACGAACCGTCGGGGTGGAAGTAGCGGGCCATGCGGGGCGAGCGTCGGAGCTGGGCGAGTACGGCCGTGTCGGCGGTGGTGGGCATTGCGGGTCCTCCCCGTGTCGGGTCGGTAGGTCCAGTCCCCTGTCGGGACCGGGAGAAGTTGGTCAGGCAGCGAGCCGGTGGGTGCCGGTCTCGAGGATTCGCCGCCGTTCGGCGGCGGCCTCGGCCCGGGTTTCCCATTCCTGCTCACGGGTCGACAGGCGCTCGAGTCGTGCCGGGTCGGTCTCGGTGAGCTGCTCGAGGCGGGCCTGTTCGGATCGCTTGCGAGCGTTGCGCTCTTGCTTGGACAGTGAGCGGCGGGCGTCGCGCTTGTCGTAGAGGTCTTCGGCGTGGGCGTCGAACCCGGCGTCGTCTCGGATGCGGTCGTTGTGATCCCCGACCGCTGCGACGGGGACCGGTACGCACCGGCAGTGGGGATGGCCGAACGTGGCCTGCCCTGCGTTGTCGAACACGACGCCGGCGAGCTTCATGCACCATTGGCAGCACTTCGACGAGAGGCGCCGTTGCCAGTCGGTCAGGTCGGTCATCTGGGACATCGATGCCCGGGCGGTGCGGAACACGGCGTCATCACCGAGGGCGTCCGCTTGGGACAGACCGCCGGCGACGGCGTCTGTGTACGGCATGCCGCTGGCGAGGTTGCGGGCGAGCCGGTCGAACGGGTCGTAGAGACGGGAGGCGGCGTCGGCGACGATCAGCGGAGACGGTGCGGCGGGCGGGGTGCCGGTGGCGGCGTACAGGTAGGTGCCGGTGGTGTTCTGGGCGGCGGTGGCGGCGGCACGGACGATCGGCTGTCCGAGGTCGTGGAACCGGTCGGCGTCGAGCTCGTCGTAGGTGTCGAGCGAGCCATAGAGGCGGACGAGCGCACGCTGGGTGCGGTCTGCGATCCGTTCGAGGGTCAGCGTGTACCGGGCGGCGATCGTCGCCTGGTTCACGGGGCCAGGGCCTCGGCGGTGAGTGCAGCGGCGTCGTTCTCGAGGACCCAGCGGCGGGCCTCGGCCTGGTCGACGTCGGGGAGGGTGGCGAACACCACCTCGGCCGGTGCGCCCAGATCCTTCTTCGTGGTGGCGAGCGCAGCCTGTTCGGTGGCGGTGCGCTGCTCGAACTCGCCCCACACGGTGGAGATCCCGCCGTCTGCGGCCCGTTCGTCGTTCTCGGCCTTGAGCGCGAGTTGCATGATCTCCGACCAGGCCTCGTCGACCTGATCGGCGAGCGAGATGCACACGGTGCGATGCGAGCCGTCGATGCGGGCGAGGGCGTCGGCGGCGATGTTGACCATGTCGCCGAGCAGGAACGCGTACGGCGGCGTCGACGTTGACGAGGCGATCACCTTGACGTCTTCCTGCACGGCCTTGAGGACCGGCGAGAAGTCCGCTTGGGCGAACTCGCCCACCTTGACGTTCTCGTCCTCGAAGGTCCACAGGCGGGCAGCGGAGGCCTTCTGGAGCGCAGCCTTGTCGGGGGTGCCGTCTTGGTTCGTGGGGTAGTCCCAGCCGGTCGCCCAACGCTGCCGGAACGACTGGTTTTCCATCATCACGAGGCGGGACATGACGGTCTGGTTGATGCGCTTCTGGTCGGTGAGCACCTTCCAGAACTGGGGGCGGCCACCACCGAACCGGGATGCCTTCAGCGTGGAGTTGACCCGGATCTCGACGACCGGCACGACGCCGAGCGGATTCGGAACCGGCCAGGCCTCCCCGTCAGGCTGGCGGACCACCCAGGACGCACGGAACGCCTCGGTGCCCATGGCGCCGGCGTAGGCGGCCTCTGAACGCTTCTGCGCTGCCCGGTACTTGTAGAGCCCCGACGGGAGGTAGACGGTGGCACAGACGTAGCCGTCGTCGTCGACCCACCGCTTCAGCGCAGCGGCACGGGTGCGGCGTGAGCCGGCGGCGTAGGCGACGATGACCGACGACGGGTCCTCCATCGTGATCTGTGCCTTGCCGTCGGCGTCGGGCCAGACGATGGCGAACGACTGGCCGGTCTTGACGGCGTCGAGGTTGGCGAGCGGAGCGTCGGAGGTCAGGTGGTTGCGTCGAAAGATCGCCCACAGGTCCGCATCCGACGACGTCGACGACGTGGAGAACCGGAACCCCTCGATCCGCAGCTTCGACGCCGGCAGGTCGACAACAGGGGCAAGGAAGTTGGTGACGGCCATCTTCGCCATCACGGCGAACGCTGCGCGGGCTTCACGGTCCGAGGACGCTGCGGTGTTCAGCGGCGGGTCGGGGATCGGGTGGTTGCCGTCGTACCAGGCCTCAGCCTCAGCCACGGCTACTGCCCGCTTGTCGAGTGCTTCGGAGAGCACCTTCAACCAGTCGAGGGGATCCACAGGAGCACCCCCTTTCCGGCGGGCTAGACGAACGCGGCCTTGCCGCTGCGCTTCTTCAGGGCACCAGAGGCGATGGCGTCACCGGCGGCCTCGTGGGCGAGGATCCCGGCCATGCGGAGGTCGATCTTGAGCGGCGACTTCGGGGCCTTCTTCTGGATGGTCCAGAGGAACCGGCCGTCCTCGTCACGGATCATCGTCGACCGCTTCTGGGCGTTCAGGTGGTGGGCGGTGAGCACCGGGTGACCGTCGTGGGTGCCGGTGCCGGCGGCGATGAGCTGGTCGAACGCCTGCACCGAGTAGGCCATCGGCTTGATGCGGTTGGTCCACCACTTCTTCACCGGTCCGAACTGGCCGGCCCACCGGTCCACCTCGTCTTCCCAGTACGGCGGGTCGCAGTAGGCGGCGGTGACCTTCCACCGGTCGAACGCCATCTCCATCGCCTCGGACACGTCTTGGCCAGGCACTTCCCAGTCGTCGTCTTCGATGTCGACTGGCTTGGACCATTCAGCGATGGTGAACTCGTGCAGGTCCTCGAGGCGGACGCCGACGAGGCCGGTGGAGTCGTGGAACCGGGCGCCGTCGAACCCGACGGCGATCTGGTCGCGGTCGGGTGGGAGGGTGAGCCCGTCAGGGTGGCGGCGGCGTTCCCAGGTCGGTTCGTCCCAGGCGGCATCAGCGCCGGCCCACGTCTCGTTCAGGTAGAACCGGCGCGAGTCGGCTTCGGTGTTGACCGGGTCGCGGATCTCTTCGATGAGCCGTTCGACGTCAACCCACGGCGAATGCTTGTAGAGGTGCTTGAGCGCCCGGCGCAGGTCGCGGGTGTTGGCGAGCGACACGACGTGTTGCGCTTGCGGCTTCCACTGCCACAACCCGTCGGCCTTCTGGGTGGCAGCTTCGTCGGTGGCTTGGGCGACGGTGTCGAGCGACGGGTCGTAGTTGTTGGTCGTCTCGAGGCCGAACCCGTCCATCTTGCCGAGGTTCCGGTCGATGGTGCGGGACAACGCCCGGCCACCGTTCGACGGGGTCCACAGGTGCGACTCGTCCTTGACCGCTGCGGTGATCGGCTGGCCTTCACGAGCGCCAGCGGATGCGGTGACCTTGTCGATGCGTGCCCGGTGGTTGGAGCGGCGAACGGTGCGGGTGTCGCCGGGGTCGAGGCCGAGGCGATCGGCTGCGTAGCCGTCGTTCTCAGTCAGCAGCTCGAGCAGGGCACCGTACGTGTTGTCGGTCTGGTCGAGCGA